AGGGAGCCTACCAAACCCTTAGCCAGTCGGTCTACCAGGTTGACAGGTACTCGACAGTTGGCAAGGTGGCACTAAAAAACAACCAACTATGGCCAGAGACAGAGGAGTACCGGCTCAACTCTGTTGAGGTTAGGTTTGTTTGTGGCTACGGACCAGCATCGGCCGTCCCCAAGGGCATAAAGCAAGCAATTCTACTGCTAGTGGCAACCTGGTACGAAAACAGGGAAACTGTGGTAATTGGCACAAGCGGCATGGAGATTCCAAATACGATTCACCTTTTATTGGCATCCTACAGGAACCACTACTTTCAATGAGAGCAGGACAACTAGACCGACCCATTGTAATTGAGCAGGCGACCTACACGCAGGATTCCATAGGTCAGGAAATCCCGACCTGGAGGCCTTGGCTTACGACCTACGCCAGGTGGGAGCCGACCCTTGGCAGCGAGCGATTTCAAGCAAATGGCGCCCACTCGATAATGGGTGGTAAGTTCACAATACGATACAAAACCGGCATCGACCCGACGATGCGGATTCTTTTCGACGGCAAGATATACGCAATCAAAGCAATTGCCGAGCTAACCAGACGGCAAGGGTTGGAAATTGTGGTGGATATATGGCTGTAGGCATAAAGCTGAAAGGCTGGAAGGACACAGCGACAATGCTGAAGGAGCTTCCGGACAAGGTCCAGCGGAACGTCATAAAACAAGCAATGACCAAAGGTGCTCAAATGCTTGCTGAGCGAGCGAGGGCCTCAACCCACTTCAAGGATAGAAGCGGAAACCTCCGAAAGAGCATACAGGTGCGCAGACGAAAAGCCGAGGCGACGAGGCTCGGAGATGATGTCGTTGCCAAATCACGCTACGCACACCTGGTAGAGAACGGCTGGCAAAGAAAAACTCAAAACGGAACCCAACACTATCCGGGCACCCAATTTATGCAAAAGGCCCTAATGGAAAGCGAGCAAGAAATTCTAAACTATATTGAGTCGGAGCTTCGAAGGTTTATAGAGAGAAGACTTAAAAAGGCGGCAAAATGAGCATTGAAGCGGCGCTTTTTACACTTTTAAGCACCGACAGCCAGATAGCATCGGTGGTTAAAAAACGAATATATCCGGTCAGAACACCCGACAACGCAGTATTCCCGTGCATTTCATACCAAAGAACAAGCGGCCAAAGAGAACACCACCTCGACGGAGCAGGCAGTTTAACCTTCAGCCGATTTATTATAGAGATTTGGACACCGAGGGAACACACCACCGGTGGCGCCATTATGGCGCAAGACCTTGCACGGAAAATACAAGCAAGGCTTGACGGGTATAAAGGGACAGTATCGGCAGTAGACATACTGGGGATTCTTTCGGAAAATGAGGCCCAAGGGTATGAGAGCGATGTTGAGGTATATCGTATCACGCAAACGTGGCTCATAATGCACCGAGAAGGATGAGGCTAAAATCGGAGGAGATTTAATATGCCAGCAAGCACAGCTACAGCCGGATTCGGTTGTATTTTGAAGAAGGGAGATGGTGGAGCAGGAGCCGGAGTGAAGGCCAGCAAAACCTTCGGAACAAGCAACCAGACCCTCGTTATTCAAGCGATTGAAGCAGGGACAGCGGGCAACAGCAAGACCGCAGCAGTTATCGTAAGCGGCAACAATACCGCATTTGCGATTGCCGTAACTGCGTCGAGTGTGACAATCACGTCAGCTACAGACGGGAGCGGAGTTGCAACGACAACTGTTGGGTTTGCCATCAGCCAACTCTATCAGAACAGCACATTCGTGGAGAACTTCCAAGCAACCACCGGAGCAGGCAATGGCTCTGGAGTATTGGTAGCAGGGGCAAGCGGCGCCCTCTCCGGCGGAACAGCAGGCGGCGAGACATTCACCAATGTTGCAGAAGTAAAGAGCATCAGTGGCCCGAACACCAGCAGCCAGATTATCGATGTAACTCACATGGAGTCAGAGAACTCGACGAGAGAGTTCCTGCCGAGCCTAATTGACCCAGGTGAGATTTCCTTTCAGGTCAACTATCTTCCGAACAACGCAACGCATACCGGACTTAGCACGGATCAGAAGAACCGCACCAAGCGCAACTTTCAGCTTGTATTCAGCAACGCAGCAGCCACAACGCTGAGCTTTGCAGGATACGTAACGGCGGTTGGCATTACAGCGGAAATCGAGAGCGTTCTTCAGGGAGCGGTAACGATTAAGTTGACTTCATGGCCGTTCTAAATGTAAACTGCTAAAAAAAGCAGGATACAAATGAAACACGCCGAGAAAGCCCATCCTCACATCGACCTTGAGATTGGCGGAGATACCGTACCAGTCGTTTGTAACTATCGGACCATTTTCAACTATGAAAAGTCCACGGGCAAACCACTGGCGAGTATCTTCGCCAATCAATGGGAGATTGCCTCGGCAGTGACTATTGTTGAGCTACTTCACGCAGCAATAAAGCACATCGACAAGAAGTACACGAAAGAGTGGATATTGGATAACCTCGAACAAAAGGTTTTCCAAAAGTTCACCAACGAAATTATGCCTAAGCTGATTCAGGCCTGCTATGTTGCGGAGTCAGACGCCGAACAGGAAAAAAAAGGCGAGGCTACGGAATAGAAGGCGACTCTACCGACGAGCATGAAGAGGGCTCGTGGCTGGAGGTTCTATCCGTAGCTATTTACGACTTCGGGCTGAGCTTTGAGCAATTTCTTGACCTAACACCGGCGCAATTTCACGCACTGGGCAAGAGACACGAACTCCAAATACAGCAAGCAGACTACCGAGCCGGACTGATTGCGAGTATCTTATACAATATCCATCGTGGTGATAATCCAAGCCTGCATCCACAGGACTTTTTCCACTCGTTGGATAACTTAAAGAACAGCGCAGAGGCACCCAGGCCGACTAGACAAGAAATGTCGGGGGAGGCAATGCTACTGCACATGATGAACGTTGTAGCGTCAAAGCCAAGGTAGACATGGCACCACAACCAGCAGGCGGTTTATATATTGAGCTACGAGCGCTGGTTGCGAAGTTTTCACAGGACATGGACGGCGCCGTCAAATCCGTTCTCGGCGCAGAAAAGAAAATATCCGGAGCGTTCAAGACGATTCAAAAGATTGGACAGGCTGCGCTCGTTATTGGAGGAGCCGCAGCAGTTTACAAGCTGGGACAAGCCGTAGGTGCCCTGGCCGAAAAGGGAGACGAGCTAGACGACCTCACCGCCAGTTTCAAGCAGCTTGGAGGTACGTCCGCACAACTAGACGCAGCGAAAACGGCGCTACTAGGAACCGTTTCCTCGATGGACCTCATGAAGATTGCCAACGAGGGAATGATAAAGCAAATTCCCGGACTTGCCGACAACTTCGGACTTATGGCCGACTATGCCGGACGATTCGCCGAGGCAACAGGCAAGGACGCTAAAGCGGCACTTGAAGAGCTTGTTGGCGCCATGACGATGGCGAAAGAAAAGCAACTAGCATCGCTTGGAATCGTAATAGACGCCGACCTAGCCTATGAACAATATGCAGCATCCATCGGCGTCACGGCAAAGCAACTTGATGACGCACAAAAGAAAGAAGCAAGACAACTAGCCGCTCTCAAAGCTATCGAAGAGCAGAACGGCAAACTTCTGCCAATGCAGGACAGCCTAAATGCGGCGCAAAAGGCAATGTCTGTTGCGATGGACGAAGCACAAGCAAAATTCGGAATAGCCCTTGCGAGCAACGAAACACTAACCGAGGCCTACCGAAAGTTCACCAAGGTATTGAATGAAATAAACTGGGAGCAATTAGGGCAAAACGCAGCAGACTTTTTTGCCACGGTGTTGGATTGGGCCGGCAAGGTTCTCCCAGCCGTTTTAGGGTACATCAACGAAGTAATAGGCGGATTCAACACTCTTTTCGGAAGCGGGACGAGAGCGCAAGCAGACCGAATGGCTATAAGCCTAGCCGAGCTTGAAAAAGAATTGGCAACGCTTGATGAGCGCACGAAGCCATACGAAGGGCCGGCTATGCAGGCGCTTTTCGGCTGGACGCCGGAGCAGATAGAGGAAGAGAGAACAAGGCTGAAGGCGGCGATTAAGGTGGGGTGGGACGAACTCAACCGACTTAACGGCATTTTGAATGAAAACACCACGACCGCACAAACGACCACAACCGCAGTAAACGAAACAAGCACGGCAGTTGAAGGCCTCGGGCGAGCGTCAATCCCAGCCATACAGAATACTGGCTTGGCAGGCGAAGCCATTGGCAAAATGGGAGAAGAGGCGAAGAAAGCGGCAGCCGAAGTGGCAAAGCTCAAGACCGAGTGGGGCAAATACAAACAAGAAGCCGACCAAAGTGGCCTTGAGGACCAAATCAACAACGCCATCCAAAACCTAGACCAGGCAGGGCTCGACAAACTAAAAGACCAAATCGGGACATCGGTCTACAACGGGTTTACCGAAAAATGGAAAGAGGCCGTCGATAAAGGCGCCGTTTCCATGGACGAAATAAGCGAATACGGCCAGAAAGCCGCAAAGGAAGTGACAGATAAATACCAAGCCGAGCTAGACCAAGCGGCAAAGGAGCACTTTGAGAGCTTTGCCGGGTCCTTCGACCAACTGGCGGGCTCCATAGCGGGACTTGGAGATGCGCTTGGCATTGAGCTTGACGGAGTTGTAAACGCATTTACGACCCAACTAAGCGAAGAGACCAAAGGCAAGCTGATGCAGGGCATTTCAGATGGCCTAAAAGAGCTTGGAATTGATGCAAGCGCCGGAGAAGTCGGGGCATACGCTCAAGTTGGGATGGATGTTCTTGGCACATCACTAAGTGCAGGCAGCATAGACAAAGAGACGCAAAGCAATCGGGGCACCGGAGCAGCAGTCGGCTCGGGTATCGGAGCGGGAATTGGTGCAGCGTTTGGCGGAGCAGCAGGAGCCCAAATTGGCGCACAAATTGGAAAAGTCATTGGCGGAGAGATAGGCGCAACGATGAAATGGGGCCCTCAAAACCCAGCGACACAAGCTCGCCACGCTTTCGCAAACTTTATTGAGGAAGGCTTCGAGAAGCTAGGGGCAGTATCCTTTTTCGACGCACAAAACCGACTGAAGACCGTAGCGGGAAAAAACTTCAACTTCCTAGAGGGAGATACGGGACGCTTCAACACACCAGGATGGGCAGAATCTATGAACGCCTGGGGCGAGCAGGCGAAGGGAACATTCGACGCACTCGGAAAAGGCTTCAAGGAGTTACTAGGCCTAACCGAAGATGTTGGCGGACAAATTGGGTTTCTACTAGGCGAGAACCTAGCAGGCAACATAGACAACGCCCGGCTCCTTGTTGCGCAACTCGGAATAACATTTGAGGAGTTCGATAAGGCGCTTTTCGAATCAGCAAAGAAGGGAACCATGCGCTGGTCGGAGTACCGCTCTACCATCGCCGGCATTGCAGAAGCATACAAGCCAGGGCTGGTAGCAGTTGGCAACCTGTCCGGAGCGATGGAGCAATTAGTAGGCTCAGGCGGAAGAGGCATAGCGGCCATTAAGAGCGTCAAAGATACGGCAGTTGAAGCGATGGAAGCGGGAGCCAAATCCATTGACGATATGGGCCGAATGATGATTGCCCAAGGCGTGGACCCGAAGGTAGTCGAAAGCTACCTTGCAGCAATCAAGGCTATGGGCATTACAAGCCTGCAACAACTTTCTCAAGCCAGCGACCAACTAGCAGGAGGAGTAGTCGCCGAGTTTGAAAATAGAAACGCAGAAATCAAGAAACAATGGGAGACAATGACCAACGACCTAAAAGGGTTGAAGGACACAATCGACAAAATCCCAACCGAGAAGGACATACAGATAAACGTCCGGACCAACCTGGACGACAACAGCAGACAGCTTCTAAACAGCAACATCACCAGCGGCAGTAATACCGGCAGCGTTGAGGGGACCAAATTTGCTAGCGGTGGAATAGTCGATAGGCCGACCTTTTTCAGCTATGGCGGAAACAAGCTAGGCATGGCCGGAGAAGCGGGCTCAGAAGCCATAATGCCGTTGACAAGAATTGGCGGCAAGCTAGGGGTACTGGCCGTTCAAAAAGGTGGAGGCGGAGGAGCGAACTACTACGTTGACGCAAGAGGGGCCACACCTGGCATGGAAAACAGAATAAAAGCAGCCCTAAGAGAAGTTGAGGAACGGGCCGTACGGCGTTCAATAAATGCAGTGGCAGACGGCGGGAGACGAGGAGCAAGATTCTAATGGCTGTAACCTATCCACTGACGATACCAACGACCAAGTCCTTCAGACAGGTAAGGCTGTATGCAATCAATACTGTGGGAGTAGCCAGAAGTCCGTTCACGCATACTATTCAGGTACAGGAGTTCTCAGGACAAAGCTGGGGCGCCGATGTTTCCTTCCCAGACATGACCAGGGAGGAAGCAGAAAACTTCAACGCATTTCTTTTGGCACTCTGCGGGCAAAAGGGAACCTTTTACCTGGGCGACCCATTGGCCAAACAACCGAGGGGAGTCGGCGGCGGCAACCCAAGGGTAAACGGAGCCAACCAAACAGGCAACTCAGTTATCACAGACGGATGGCCGGCAAGCACCACAGGAGTCCTTCTTCCAGGTGACTACATTCAGATTGGCACAGGGCTACACAAATGCCTAACCACCGTAACGTCGGACTCAAGCGGCAACGCTACTATTGATATATGGCCCAGACTCGGTGTCAGCCCAGCCAACGACGAGCTTATCGTTACAAACAACACAGTAGGGGTTTTCAGGCTTACAGAGAATGTAGTTACAATTTTCGAGGCCGACGAGAGCAGGCTTTATAGCGTTGGCTTCAGTTGTGTTGAGGCAAAGCCATGAGCCGAGACCTGACGGCAAACATGATAACGGAGCTTTTAGCGGCAACCAATCGGCCGATTTTCCTTTTCGAGGGAGAGTTCGGCGATGGCACACTTCGATATTGGAGCGGGACCGGACCTATAAGCTGGAACGGCTACACTTGGGAGGGCAACGGCCTACTGCATGGAATTAAGCCAGCAGCCGAAGTAACGCATATAGAAGCCACAGGAGTAGAGATATACCTAGCCGGAGTAAGCGACCAGGTGCTATCGCTTATTTTGATTTCCGCCCAGCTTGGCAAACCAGGCCGAATTTACTTCGGATTCCTGGACAACAGCGGAGCAATCGTATCATCGCCATACCTTTTATTTGAAGGCCGATTTGACCAAGCAGAGATAATTGAATCGGCGGAAAACCCGATGGTAACCCTAAAGTACGAAAGCCGGGTTATCGACATCGAGAGAGGCAAGGACTGGCGATACACACCGGAAAGCCAGAGAATCATTTACAGCGGAGATAAAGGCTTCGACTATGTAAGCTCCCTGCAGGACTGGAAAGGTTTTTGGGGGCCGAAAGAAAAGAAGCCCGAGAAGAAGGACGACAGAAAAGGCAAACCGAAAAACACAAACCGAAGGAACCGATAATGCCATTTTTGACCGATGCTGAAATTAAGGAGCGGTACGGACCGAGCAAAGACGAAGTAACCGACTACCTCAAAAAACACCGGCTAAAAAACACTCGAGCATATCGAGCCCTAGCCGTACGAAGGCTTACCGCCAGCAAAATAAAAAAGGCGCTGGGCAAGGAAATAAGCGGCCTGGAGAGCAACGGCAACTGGCGGGTAATTTATGGCCGAGCGAGAGTTGGCGGAACAATTTCATTTCTTCACACCACCAACAACAACGAACAACTGCACATAGTAGTAACGGTCGCCGGCCATGAAATTGAGGAGATCGAAAAGCTATATCTTGACGAGCAAGAGGTTCTTTTTTCCAGCAATCCCATAGGAGGCTGGAGTACCAGCATACGAGACAACACGACAAACGTAACCAGGAACGCATCAAACAAAATATTTCTAGCCGTAAACAACGGAAATCCATCAAACCCAGCAATCCCAGAACTAATAGCAAACTGTCCAAACAAATGGGACAGCCGCTACAGACAACGAGGCCGAGCCCACGTTTACATTATTTTGAAATGGGATGCAGTTCTGTTTCCCAACGGCATACCGGAAATCAGTTTTCTTGTTAAAGGGAAGAAGTGCTATGACCCGAGAGACGGAACAACGTACTGGACAAGAAACGCTGCGCTACAGGCACTGGACTACCTAACAAATACACAATACGGCCTTGGAGCATCACTATCGGAATGCGAAACAACCACAGGCAAGGCAGGCAACTGGAAAGCAGCAGCGGATGTTTGTCAGCAATCGGTATCGCTTTCAGGCGGAGGCACAGAAGCCAGATATACTGGCAATGGTTCATTTGAAATTGGAGAAAGCCACCAGACAAACCTAGAAACTATTCTGAGCGCAATGGCGGGAACACTCACCTACGCAAACGGAAAATGGAAATGCTGGCCAGCAAAGTGGTACGGAGCGGCAATTTATCTTTCGGAAGAGGATATAATTGGAGAACTCCAAATCGTAACCAAGATTTCACGGCGGGACAACTTCAATGCTGTAAAGGGAACATACGTATCCCCCGAAGCGAACTATGAGGAAACCGACTTCCCAGCCGTAAAAAATGACTTCTACAAACAACAGGACAACAACGAAGAGATTTACGAAGACATTCAGCTGCCCTTTACGACCTCGCCAGCTACCGCTCAACGCATTGCAAAAATACACCTAGAGCAAATACGACAACCAATTACCGTCGAATTGACGGCGAAGCTGAAAGCCTTCCAAGTGGAACCCGGAGAAGCAGTGTACCTAAGTTGGAGTCGTCTTGGCTGGGTTAATAAGACATTTGAAGTCGACGAAGCCGAGCTTCTATTTGATATTTCAGGGGACAATCCAACCTGCCTAGTCCGTCTTTCACTACGGGAATCAGCCGCAGGAGTCTACGCATGGAACGGCGGAGAAGAAACAACCGTCGATGTGGCACCAAACACAACACTGCCAAACCCATTTAGTGTAGTCGCACCGACAGGAATCACAATACAAAGCGGCACGAGCGAACTCTACGTCCGAGCCGATGGAACCATATTTTCCAGAATGAAGGTAAGCTGGACTACAAACGAGGACTCATTTGTAACATCGGGCGGCCAAATTGAAGCTCAGTACAGAATCGTAGGGTCAAGCGCATGGCTACCGACAACACCAGTGGCAGGCGATTTTGACTACCTTTATATTTTGGACGTTAAGGACACAGCCACCTATGAGGTGCGGCTACGAGCGAAAAGCGTACTGGGCGTCTATAGCGCATGGTCAAATACAGCTACACACACAGTAATAGGAAAAACGGAACCTCCCGGAACCGTACAAGGGCTCCAAGCGCAAATACAGAGCTACGGAGTTAGCCTACAATGGGACGCACTTCCAGACCTGGATATATCTCACTACCACATAAAATACGGCGCCACAGGAGTAGCGTGGGGAAACGCCATCTCTTTGGGAGAAGTGGCAGGGACATCTAAAACGACCCAATTGCAAGCGGCTGGCGAATATTCATTTCTGATAAAAGGATACGATACCAGCGGGAATGAAAGCGCCACAGCAGCCACAATAGCCGTAATAATAACGGCACCTACAGCGCCGAATGTTAGCTTTACGATCACCGGACCAAATGTGCTGCTCACGTGGACAGCATCGGAGGCGCTGTTTGCAATACGAGAATACGAAATTCGGTACGGAGCTACCTTTGCAACAGCAACGACCGAGACATCGACCAGAGCCCTGAGCCTATTAACCAAAGCAACATGGAGCGGAGTACGTAAATATTGGGTGGCCGCAAGAGATGTAGCAGGCAATCTTGGCGAACCGGCGAGCATTGATATAAACATTTCGGCACCTAGCATTGTAAACAATCCACTTGTTGACGTGGTTGATAACAACGTGCTCATAAAGTGGAGCGCACCGACAAGTAGCACGATACCGATTGAAACCTATAAAATATACAAAGGCGCTACATTCAGCGGAGCAACCTTGGTCGGGCAAACCGCAGGCACATTTTCGGCTCTGTTTGAAATTATCTCGGGGACATTCACCTATTGGATCGTTCCGGTAAATACCGCAGGCACCGCAGGAGCAGAGACATCAGTAACAGCGAAGGTTGATGAACCACCCGATTATGTAATTTTGGAGGAAACAGCGCTCCCAGGAAGCGTTGGCACACTCACAAACGCATATATCTTGGATGACGATATTTACCTCGGAATAAACACCACGGAGACCTGGGCAGACCACTTTGTGAACAACAGTTGGAGCACCCCGCAGGACCAGATAGATGCAGGCTACCCATACTATCTTCAGCCAACCCTTAGCACAGGCAAGGG